ACACGCCGTTAAACGATGTTTCGCACCCAATCGACTCGTCCGTGTACGTCGCTGCCGCAGGACACGACGCATAAGTGCCGAACTCCGACGATCGTTCGACGCGACTAGCGCGAGGGTATTGAATGTATAGTTGGTAGTACTTGCGAGTAAACGGAGATTGCTGTCCGAGGACTCGGTTTGCCAAATGCAACGTGATCATTGGAGGGCCGGAGCAGCCATTTGGCGTAGCAAACTGCAATTGCCATATGGACCCAAGCTGGCCGTTGAATACGGTGACGTTGGATTGGATCTTGCTCAGCACGTGCGTGCCGTTGAAAGCACCGACGTACACAAACACCGACTCGGTTGTGGTGACAAAGCCGTTGAACGGCAAGTTGGTCGTGACGAGCTCGAGCGTGCGCACCACATTCCCGCCGGTCGTCATTTCGACAACGACGCTTTGCGCAGCGGACCAGTCGGTCTCGCACGTAATGCCGCAGCACGGAGAGCACCCAAGGAACATCACGCACACTCCGCAGCGATGAGCACCCACGTGCTGTCGATCAACGCGCACGCCACCCGCTGCGTGCCGCTCGGCACCGTGACCGTGGCGAAGTAGTTGGTGGCCGTGAAGGTCGTGGCTGGAGACAACGCCGCGCCGTCGCCGGCCTGCTGCGTCACCGTGGCCGTATTTCCCTTGGTCCAAGTGGCTGAGATAGTCCCAAGCCGCACGGTGCCACTGACTCCAGCCCCGATCCGCACCAACGCCCATTTGCCGGCCCCGGTGCCAGATTCACGCCAGAGCACGGCGGCCCCTGGAGTTCCTGTCACCAGCTCGGTCGTGCTGGCCTTAGTGCCAGCAGTCTGGTGGGCAACGCTGCGCGACTCAACCTTGGTCTGCACGACACCATCGACGGCCACCATGCCGATCGCACCGGCCGCGATCGGCTCGACCGCGATCACGAACTGGTCGCCCGTGCTCGTCGTCGGCGTGCCACCACGAAGCACCGGCATGCTTTCGAACTGCGAAGTGGCCGGGCCGGTACTTCCCGACGGCGTGATCTCAAGCCCCGAGATGGCGAGCACGCCCCAGCGGGCCACCGCCGATGCGGTCGTGTTCTTGCACGGCAGGGCGGTGTAGGGCGAGCCGCGGCCGCCCAAAGCACCGGCACCAAACCCCGGCCGCTGCCCGAGCACGACGTCCGCGGCATCCTGCGCCCGGTTCCACGCGCTCGCCGAGAAGGCCGTCCGCAGCGGCTGCCCGGGCTCCACTCGTCCGTCACGGCGGCTGGGCATCAGGTGACTCCGATGCCAAGCAGGGCGAAATTGGCCGACGGGTAGACCTGGTTGACGTAGACATACTTGGGCGTCTTCAGCAGATTGTTGCCGCTCACCGAGTCTTCGTACCGCACCCAGAGGTATTCGTGGCCGAGCTTGTTGATGCCCGTGATGCTGCCCACGGTCAGCAGCGGCAGCGTCGTGCCGTCGTTATTTGGTGAGGCGATGAACTTGAACGACAGTGACCAGGGCGAGTCGCCCTTTTCCTGGTCCCAGTCCTGCGACCCGCTGCCGCCCAGGAACAGCACCTCACCGGCCCGGAACGAGCGGAAAGCGGCGTTGTTCGTTGAGCCGCTGAGCGCCGACACCGCCTTCACGTAGTCGTTTGTCACGTAGGCCGCTGGTACGTCGTAGTTCTCGGTCCACTGCAGGGCCGGGATCGTGACGTCCACGCCGTTGACGCGGTCGCCGTCCACGCCGATCGCGCCTTTCTGGTCCGGTGCCGCGCTGTCACCGCTCGCCGGATACCGCTTTTCCGTCGACGTCGCCCGACCGCCGGCGGCCGTGCCCGCGCCGTACTGCGGCTGCTGCGTGATGTGTGCCGTACCACCGCTGGTGTCCCACGACCTTGAGCGGCGAAGCGGGTCCGGCTTCGTGTCGTCGTCTGCACCGCGGCTCACGTAGTTGACCGTGAGCTGCCACGCCTTGTCGCCGAGGTAGTCGAGCGTGTAGCTCTCGGCCTGGAGCTGGTTGAGCGGCTGGCCCGGATAGGTCCAGAAAAGGTAGGACGCCGTCAGCGTCAGGTTGACGTCGTTATGCACGGCCACGTCGTCGGACGTGCCAAAGATTTTCCAGGACTTCTTGTAGCTGCTCTGCGCGCGCCGCCCGAGGCGGTGGATTGTCGCGGAGCGGCTGGCGGAGTCTTCGACCCAGGTGTAGGTGGGCATGGCGTTGTCCTAGCTTGCGGCGGCCAAAACACCTTCGTCGGCCAATCGCTCGGTGGCGTGGGCGGTGCGCTTGGCGTAGTCCGCCATCTGCTGCTGCAGCGACGATCCCACGCCCATGCCGCCAACGGCGGCGGCGGAGAACGTGCCGGCGACCTCGGCCTGGCTTGCAGCCTCTGCCTGCAGTCGTCTCTGCGCATCGAGCATTTTCTGTTCGCGTTCGGCACGCGCAGCGGCCTCTTGCTGCACTCCAGCGATACGCTCGGCATCCGAAGGCGAGAAGGCGCCGCCATTTGCTGACTGGATATCTGCCAAAAAGTCACCGGGTGCGGCACCCGCCTGCTGTCCCGACGGAGGAATCTGTGAATCGTTGGGCGACCGCCTTGCTTGACGCCGTCGTATGTCGTTTGAAAAGCCGGCCGCAGCATCTCGTGCATTGGCGTCGCGTTGAGCATTTCGTGTTTTCAGCTTATCAAACCTTGAGTCGGCACGAGTGTCTGCGTTGTTGCCTTGCGTGCTGTCCCCGAACAGCGAGAACTTGTATTGATCTGAACCCATGAATCGTAGAAACGGAATGGACGAGATGTAGAAATCGAATGCGTTAAGCAGGTTCACGCCCCATTCGTCGACCGCGTTGAGGAATGCCGCCGAGCCGACGGTGAATGCCGCCATCAGTCCGTCCATGGCGACTCGCATGGCGCCGCCGATGTCGCCATCTTGTATGGACGACATGATTTCGCTGAACGCCAGGACGCCGATGTCACGCATCGTGGAAAACGATTTAGCGACAGTCATGACTCCATCACGCACGCCGCCGAGAACGGATCCAAGAATTTCGTATCCGCCTGCAATCTCGAACACGCTGGCTGCGATCAGAACCAGGAACCCGACTTGTGCAGCTAGCGCGACGTTCGCCACCGTCCACACCGCAGCAGACACAGCAGCCGCTGCCACGCTTGCGAGCTTCAATGCAAACAGCTTGGTGATCAGGACTCCGACGCCGGCAGCCAGCCCGATGACGGCCTTGAAAACCAGGGCGAACGCTGGCAGCACCAGGGCAGATACGGTCGTCACGGCGCCCAATGCCGCGCCAATGCCGTAGATGGCGGCGCCGGCTCCGATGAAGACGGCCACGCCTTTGGCGATTGACACGACCAGCTGTTCATTCTTGGACACAAACTCCGTAAAGCCGTTCACCATCCCAGCCAGCACGTTGCCAACCTGTGCCAGCGCCGGCCCAAGTGCCTCGGCGATGGCCACCGACAGCCGCTGCATGGCTGCGAACACTCTGCTGGCCGTGCCGCTCAGGCCGCTCATGATGGTGCCGAACTTGGCCGACACCGGCAGCGCGTCCGCCATGGACTGCTGCATGGCCCCAATGCCGTCGACGCCTGCGGTCGACAGGATCGACGCCGCCCGGATGGCATCCTGCCCAAAGATCCTGCGGAAGATGTCGTCCTTCGCAGTTTGGTCGAGCCCGGCCATCGCCGTGTTGAGCGTCCCGATAATCTCGACCATCGGCCGCATCTTGCCGTCCGCCCCGCGGAACGACAGCGTGCTCAGGCCCAGCTCACCCAAGGCCTTGGCGGCGTCGTCCACCGGCGACATGAGCCGCAGCAGCATCGTCTTAAGCGACGTACCGGCGTCCGATCCCTTTACGCCGGCGTTGGCCAGCACGGCTAGGGCGGCCGCCGTGTCGCCGATCGACTGGTTGGCCAGGCCGGCCACGGCCGAAACCTGCGTGAAGGCCTGCGCAATCTGCGGGATGCTCGTGCTCGACGCATCAGCCGCGGCCGACAACGTGTTGGCGGCCTCCGCGCCGCCCACGCCAAACACGGCCATGGCGTCGGCCATCACGACGGCGGCATCCGCCACGGCCATCTCGCCGACCTTGGCGAACTGCACCGCCGCTTCACCGGCTCCGCCAAGTACCTGCTCTACCGACATGCCTGCCTTCAGCAGCTCGAGGAAGCCGCTGGCTGCCTCGGTGGGTCCGACGCCGAGGGCCGCCGACATACCCATGGCGGCCGACCGCACCTGGTCCATCTGCTGGGCTGTAGCACCCGTGCTCGCCTTCATGTTCAAGAGCACGTCTTCAAACCGAGATCCGCCCATGACAGCCGCCGCGAACGGCGCGGCCATCGCCGTGCCGATGCCAGCCATCCGCGAGCCCAACGACCGCATGCCGGAGGCAAACTTGCCCATGCGGGCGTTGGCTTCCTGCAGCCCCTTAAACAGCTTGGTGGCGTCCGCCCCGATCTCGACGAACGTTCGCCCCATCCTGACGGCTGATGAGCTCATGTCTTCACCTTGTGCCAGTCAGGGCCGAACAGCGCTTGGATCTCTTCAGGCGTCGCCTGGCGGGGGGCCTTCTTCTTCAGGAACGGGTGAAACTCGGCGGGCTTCTGTGCGGGCTTACCTTTCCCGCGGTTGATATTCGCCAGCGTGCAGATCACGTTGGCGGTGTGCCACCAGTCGTGCTCGAGTCGGGCGGTGCGGGCGGCGACGAGCTGTCGGAGGGTCCACTCTCCAGGGTGGACTCCGAGGATGCCGGCTGCCTCCCAGACCGTGTGCCAGACAGCGTTGCTGCCGACATCGTCGCCAGTCCCGCCTCCGCCTGGTCGAGCAGCTCGCCGGTGACCTCGGACATCTTTGCGGCGAGCAGGCTGACCATCTTGCGGAGGCGAAGGGGGAAAAAATCGACCAGCTCCTGTTCGAGCGCCGTGACGCCGGCGTCGAGTGCGTCGCCACGCAGTCCGTCGAGGAACTCGACCTTCGTCATCTTCCGCTCTTCGACCTGCGCCACGAGGATCGCATAGAGCACCTCGCCGACGGTGGCGTATTGATTGCGGATCACCTGCAGCGTCTGCGTGATCGTGCCGATGTCGACCAGGTCAAACGGCCGGGTTGCCTTTTTGCCCGTGGGCTGGCCTTCACCGTCGAGCTCGTCGACGGTGACTGTGACAAGGTCACGCACCCGCAGGGCGGCCGCTACGGTCAACGCTAATCGCCACGGCCGGCCCTCATCATCCTTGAACTCGCGCATCGACTACCTCAGTCCTGATCGTGTTAGCCGGCACTCCACCTGGTATGACGTCACACCATCCAGCGGGTTGGCCTCGTTAATAGATGTAACGATAGCGTCAAACGACCAGCCAGCATTGCCCCCGCTGACGGCCACCAGCGTGCCCTGTGTCAGCTTTGAGATGTCGATGTCGGAGCTGTCCAAAGCCTCAAACGACACGCTGAGCTCGTAGCCGATCGAGTAGACGGCGGCCGCCCGCGTATCGAACTCTTCAACGTCGATAGTGCGGGCCGAGGCGGAGAACTGCACGTTGCGAATGGAGGCGATTGCGCCACCCACCGTTAGCGTGGCCGTCTTGCCGAGCGTGATCGCCACGGGTCACCCCCGTCTGGCGCTGACCGTGTAGGTGACCACGCCATCAACGGCCGCGTTCTCCGTCACACTCATAACCATAAAGTTGCTGGTAGTGCTGTTCGTTTGCAACGCGGTCATCAGCCCGGTCGGATCGTGGCACTCGATCTCCCACATCTGCGTCTTAAACCCGGCATCGAACACGCGGAAGCCCGGGTTGCCGGTGCTGCCGCTGGCGTTGCCTCGGTTCGTCACATCGACGGCCTCGCACTCTTCGGTAAACGTCGCCGAGATGATGTCTGTGCCGAACGGAGGAGCCGCGACGTCCTTGCCAAGCGTAATGGCCATGTGTGGTACTCCTCAGGTCTGAGTCTTGTGTCGGGAAGCGGACACGGTGTACGTCTCGATGCCGTCAAGTGGCTCGGCTTTGGCAATCGACGTGATGACAAACTCGATGTTATTGGCCGTCGACATGCCGGTCAGCCCCAGCGTGAACGTCTCTCCGATGTTCTTGCCAGGAGCGTCGACGCACTCCACCTCGCACGTCTGCTCGATGAGCGCCTTTTTGTACTTGCGGAAACCTCCGGCACCGTCGGCGAACGTGGTGCATTCAACCTCATTGGCCGTGTTCGAGATCGAGCACGACCGAGCGCCGGACACACCGTCCACCCTGACGTCCTTACCAAGCGTGACTGCCATGCGTGTACTCCGTGATCGGGTACGTCCAGCGTACGAAAGCCGGATGGCCGATTGGCAGGGGGTGTGGCGGGGTCAGGGGCCTTGGATCGTGTCCCGAAACTCCTCGGGAATCCGCAACTTGGCCTTGGCCAAGCCCTTGGCCATGTAGGACCGGGGCTTGATGCGGATTTCGAAGGAGTAGCTGCTGGTGATCTCGCGGCCGCGGCGGCGGCGGTTGCGACCGTTGATCGTCACCCACCGTTTTTTTTCACGAGGGATCGTGTTGGTCAGGATGCCAAAAACGCTGTCTCGTGGTGCCTTTTTCGGGATGGGCTTGAACCACCGCCTGGCCGTGCCGCCCCTTTCCTGCAACTCGTTCAAGGCAGGAAACTTGGACGGGCCGATGACCACGCTTTTCGACCGGTTGTCATAGTCCGACTGGATGTCTCGGTACAGCATTCCTTCCGGATTGCGTTGCGTTTTCCAGCTTGTGATCCGGTCGCTCTTGGGCACCCGGTCGACCAACGCCACCAGCTTCAGGCCAAACCTCGCTCCCACCGTCATCCGCACCGGCACCTTGCGCGGCGATCGCCTGCTCATCTGCCGTTTGGTCCGATCTCGTACGACCAAACCGGCCCGGCGCAGCGCCTTGACCCTCGCCTCTCCCACCTTCTGCTTCAGCCGCTTGTCGTCCCACTTGAACTTGCTGGACGGGATGTCGAGCTTGAAGTCGAAACCACCGGACGTGCCGATGGACCCGTACTTCATCAGCTGTGCCAGGCTTGCCATCAGGTGTCCACCGCCCGAAACGCCGTGTATTGGGCCGTGACCACGGCCCGCCACACGTTGCGCTCCTGCAGGGCCTCGTCCGGGTTCGTGTCGATTTCGATCGACGTCGGCGACGTGACGCCAGACGGGAATGCGGGCACGTCCTCGCCCCACGTGTGCGATCGCAGGACGTCGATCACCTCCTCGGCCAGATCGTACATGTCGTCGGCGGCCGCCTCTGTCGGCGTGTGGCGGGCCACCCAGACCAGGATCGAGAGGACGTACTCGTGGTTCAGCCGATCCACCCGCGTGATCGTCATCTGCCCGGGGGCCACAACGATTACCGGGTAGCGGAGCGCCTCGACGTCGTACTCCGGCCAGTTCAGCCGCACCACCGATGGCTGCACGACCGCCGACTCGTAGGTGACGCTGGCCAGCGCGCCGGCCACGGCATCAGCGATGTCACGCAGCGTGGACGCCACTGGCCGCAAGCTCCATCAGCTCGACGTTGCGCTGCAGGCGAACGTCGTCTGGGCATTGTCGCAAGGCCTGCCTGGCGTATGTCAGGGCCTGTGGCCGCAGCCCCATGTTCCACGCCGCCACCGCCGCCAAGTCGGCGGCCTTGGCGCGGGCGTCTGGATCGGTGGCGTGTGTCGGCTCGCCGGTGGTCGCCAGGGCTTGCTCGGAAAACGCCAGCGTCTCTTTCCACTGCTGCCGCAGGTAGTGAGCATAGGCCAGCTGCTGCCAGCCGTCCGGCTCGCTCTGGGCCTCGTAGGCGGCCTTGTGCAGGTGCCGCTCGTCGCCGGTGATCCGGTGCAGCGCACGGTACGCATAGGCTCGCTCCGTTTGCGTGCCGCCCGCCATTGACAGGTAGTGCACGAACGTCGCGGCCGTCTCCGGCAGGCCCTTGTAGTCCATCTCGCGGGCGAGATACCACCACGCCCGGGCGTCGTGCGGAGACTCGCGGACGGCCACCCGCAGCAGCTCGAGGTCGGTGGCGTGGCTCTTGCCCGGCTCCCGGTGGTGGTGAATCTCCAGGCCCTCGGCGATCGCCTGCCGTCTCTCGCCAGTCCAGCAGACGAGGCCC